AAGCCCGAAGTTAATTTCTACGCCGCTGCCGCTTCCGGGCAATCCTGTCCCCTGCGCCGCAAAGCCGCCCTTGTTCTGCGTCACGTCTCCGGCTGCATCGCCCAGAGTTGTGTTGCCCGTCGCGCTCAGCGTGGTAAACGTACCCGCAGCCGCAGACGACCCGCCGATCACCGTGCCGTCGATGGTGCCATTGGTGATGTTGTTGCCACCAAGATTGATCGAGCCGGTCATCGTGCCACCGGCAAGGGCTAGGTAATCCGCGCCGGAGACGTAAGCCGCCACCCAGGCCGAGCCTGTGTAGAGCTTCATTATTTCGTCGGTGCTGTTGTAGTAGAGGGCACCAGCGATCAGGGCGTCGCCGTCGTTGTCTGTTGATGGGTCCGACGTCTTGGCACCAAGGTAGCGGTCGTCGAAGTTGTCATAGGCCGCCAGGGCTGAATCGCGAGCAGACTCCGCAGCCGTCTGGGCGTTTGATGCAGACGTGGCGCTGGTCGCGGCGTTGGTGGCAGACGTCGACGCATTAGAGGCGGAGGTGCTTGCGTTTGACGCAGACGTGCTCGCGGAAGACGCGGAGTTCGAGGCGTTGGTGGCCTGCGTCGATGCGGTCGAAGCTGAAGACGCCGCATTGGAGGCAGACGTCGAGGCGTTGCTCTCTGAGGTAGCCGCGTTGCTGGCAGACGTCGAGGCGTTGGACGCAGACGTCGAGGCAGACGTTGCAGAGTTGGACGCGTTGGTGGCAGACGTCGAGGCCGAAGACGCCGAGGTCGATGCCGAAGACGCCGAGTTGGATGCGTTGGTTTCAGAGGTTGAAGCGTTCGATGCAGACGTGGCGGCGTTGGATGCAGAAGTAGATGCGCTGGTAGCGCTGTTTGAAGCGTTGGTCGCCGCCGTTTCCGCCGACGTCTTGAGCGTGTCGAGAACAGACGCGTCCAGGACAAGACGAATTTTTGAGCCAGCTAGATCGGTCGCGATGCTCGACGAGGTGTAATCGGCAATGGCAACGTAGAGGTCTTCGGTTGCCGCGTCGCGAAACGTATCGCCCTTCGAGTAGGTCGTGGAGGTCGCATAGTTGCCGACGTATTCGTAAAGGCCGGAGCCAATCGAGACGCCGTTGCTGTCGAAGATGTCTCCAAGGAGATCGTAAAGGGCGCGCCCGCCGATCTCGCTGGATTCGAGATAGGTGTCGAGAATATGGTCTCCGGTGTTGGCAGACCGGAACCTTAGCTGTTCACCTGTCGGACGAGTCTCAGCCATTGAAGTACCCCATATCTTTCATAAGGCGAACTAGCTTCGCTTTGGTGAGCGCGTACTTGTCGTCTTCACTCACGCTCTGTTTCTCGGCAAAGGCCGACTCTAGCTCTTTGATCTTCTGCTCAAGCTGGGCGATACGATCCAGCGCGGAGCGATTCACGGCCTGCGACAGAGCGTCGTTAGCCGTCACGCCTGCCTGGATTACGGCGCAAGAGGCATCGACAAAGTCGGCGACCTGCTGGTCGATGGACGCCCGAAGGGCATCACGAATCTTGGCGCTCATTATCCGGCCTCCCGAAGCGGTACGAGGTTGCCGCGCTCTACGTCGCGAGAAATGTTTTCTGCGGGCTGCACAGACGCACCGCGCATCTTCTCCATGAGGGCGAGCTGCTGCGACGGGCTGGGACCGCGCGCCTGCATCTCTTCCTGGCTGATGCGGAAGCGGTCGAGGTCCGTAATGCCCATTGCTCGAATGGCCTCTTCGGCGATGCGACCGGCGTTGTATTCCATGTTGAGGCCAGTCTGAGACATGATCTGAAGCATGTTCATCCATGTCTCGGCGTTGCGCGTTGGTTCGAGCGGCAGGGTGCCGTCAATAACCAAGTAGTCGATGTCGCCTTGGAGGTCTTTGCGGACGTCGTAGTCGAGGTAGCCGTCCTCAACCATTGAGGCGAGCTGCGTCGGCTGGTTGTCGCTGTCAATGCGAATACTGCCTTCGAGGTCGAGAGTGTCTTGGATGTTGCCGACCATCATGCGGACCATCGGGCGGATGGTGGTCGCAGACATGATGCGGCTGAGAACGCCGAGGCGTTGAGAGCCGAGCTGCGTAAGGCGAGCGATTTCTGTGGCCGTGCGGACGTCTGGCGTGGGGACACCCTGCTGCGCGTCTGAGGCGGCGGAGACACGCTGCTTCAGCTCTGTCATGGCTGCGATGTCGTTGAGGTGGCCACGAGTCACGTCTGGGACTTGGGCAATGAATACGCCGTCGCCGGGCTTCTGTCCGGGCAATGTACGGACAACGCCCCACGGGTTGCGGTCGATCAGGTCGGGAACGCTGACTTGCGTCGGGTCGACAAAGATAAGGTTGTTGAGGGCGGCGCTGACGTTGTCGATGCGGCTGCGCAGCAGGTAGGTCGCAACGTCGTGCATCGGCAGCAGAAGGTCGTATAGAGACTGGCCGTAGGTCTTGTGGGCGTCTTGGTACAGACCGCCAATGACCGTCGGGAACTGGCGGCCATAGGGGTTGAGCTGCATGCGGATGATGACGTTCTCGTCGAGGACCGTCATTACCAGAAAGATTTGGTCGATAGACGGGATTCCGATCTCGAAACCGGAAAGGCGAACCCATGCCTCGTCGACGATGCGGGCGTCACCAAGCGTGAAGTACGCGTGGTCAAAACGCTCGCGTTGATGCGGCGTCGAGGGGTCGATGGACAGGCCGCGACCCTCTTCCTTGTTCCAGTGATGCGCGTTCCAGGCGTTGCGCGGCGGGCTGACCTTGTGGCGTAGGGCCGGGAACTCGCGCAGCTTGGGGTACAGGCCGCTGTAAAGGAGTGAGTTGAAGGAGACATAGTCTGAGAAGACGATGTACTGCATGTTGTCCCAGTCACCCCAGTTGACGCGGGGATCGGGGAAGCAACGACGCGGGTCAAAGTTGACGATGCGGTTCTGGTTCGTCTTGCCGTCCCAGACAACCTTCGTCGGAGCAAAGCCGTACCTGATGCTATCCAGCAGTAACTGAGCAAGGCGGGCTTCGCCCGCCGTGCGACGCATCTGCTGGTGTAGCACGCGCTCTAGGATGAGAGACGCTTGACGACTTTTTCGATTGAGTCCCTCCAACTGGAACATAGGGTTACGGCCCGCGAGAGCAGCCATAAGATAGGTAAGCACGGTATCCGCAATAGCCCGCGTATCAGCGATGACAGCTTTTTCGCGGAACTCTGTAGTATCTGCCGGAACATAGACATCATGGGCACGGTCGGCCTCCTTCCAATGGTCGTATCGTCTGCGAATGCGGAAATAAGACATGTCGACCATCGACTTGACGTAGTCGACAAGGCGGCGCTCCTGCTCCTCGCTGAGAAGGTGAGAGATGTCTTCGTAGTTGATGAGCTTGTCGGCGTGTTCCGACAGGTCAACAACGACGCCTTCCGTCGGCGGCTGGACATAGTCCGCGCTTCGGTAGGTTTGACCGCTATAAGGCCGTGCAGATGGATTTTCAGTAGCCATGATGAATTTGTATCTCCATGCCTGTAAGCGGTCGTCCTACATGCCCCAGCCAGCCCACTTCCGTGCGCCGCTGGAAACAGATTCTCTAAGGGATTTACCGAATGACTTGTGCATATTGTTCAGGGAGTCATTGACGGTGCCGTTTAGCTCCCAAGCGTCTGGCGAGATGGCTGTTCGCGACAAGACGTCGAGGGTTATAACGAGGGCGTCGACTTGGTCGTCGTGGTTGCCACCGGGAAAAGTGACGGCTTCGTCGATGAAGTCGTCCAGCCATCTGGCATTTTCCGGCAGGTAGACGCGACCACCCTCGATGAGGGGCAGAACAGCGTTGGCGCGGCTAACTTTGTCGTGGACGATCTTGTACGGGATAATGGACATCCCGCTTTCGCGCTTCAGCTCTTGGATGATTGACTGGCCGGAGGCTTTGTCTTCGACGTACATGGCCCGTAAGCCCTTGCCACGCCACTGGTTATTGAGGGAGATGAGGCGCTGCTTGAGTTCGGGGAAGTCGTACTTGCCGCGCATTACGTCGACTATGTAGATGTCGCCATTGCGATCCATTCCGGCCACGACTGCTACGCTGAAGTCGGCGGACTCCGTTTTCTTGAAGGCCGTGTCTACGCCGATCACCAGGGTCGCAAAGCGTTCCGGCGAGAGGTCCGACGGGTAGTTGCGCCACCACTCTGTTTTGATGAGGTTGCCGCCCTCGATGTAGGGCTGCTGCTGGTACAGGCTCGCAAACTCGCGTGGGTTCAGACGCTGCCTGCGTTTGAGGTCTTCTATGTCGAAGCGCTCGGGCCAAAGGGCGGTTTCACCGTTATCGACCAGCGTTGTGGCTTCTTCCCCCTCTTTCGGCTCCTCTTCTGGCTCAAGGCGCAGGGGATTGCCTCTGGGCAGAAAGTGGCGCGAGACACGCTTCTGCTTTGTGGCGATGGCGCTGAAGTTGACGTGGGTCCAGCGACCCTCCGCCCAGTCTTCTGAGGCTTGCAGGCGGCCCGCCAGGTCGTCTGGGTGCCAGCGGGTGAGGATGATGATCTGTTTGGGTGGCTTGTGGTTCTGGTCCGGCTGAAGGCGGGTGGCCAGTGCGGAGGTGTAGTAGTTCCACGTCTTGTTGCGCTGCGTCATGGACTCAGCGTCTTCACGAGATTTTATGGGGTCGTCGACCAGCAGGAGGTTGGCTGGTCGGCCAGACGTTGTGCCGCCCACGCCCACTGCGAAGTATGCGCCACCAACCTCTGTGCGCCAGACGTCTGCGGCGCGAGATTCGGTTGAGAGGGTAAAGTCCGGGAAGGCTTGGTGAAGACGCTTGTCCTCGACGACGGAGCGGACCTGCCTCCCGAAGTCCGTGGCGAGCTGGCTGTTGTACGAGCAGGACATGACGTAACGCTGCGGGTTGCGCGCCATGAAGTAGCTGGGAAACAGAACCGTGCCGAATGTGGACTTGGCGTGGCGCGGCGGCATGGTGATGAGAAGGTTGTCCGTGCCGAGCGTGCCCTTTTCTAGTTGGTCCAGGGCGTCGATAAGCTCTAGCTGGAAGCCCGGTAGCTTCCAGTCTGGGTTCAGGAGCTTAATGAAGCCTAGAAAGCCCTCAGACGCCTCTCTAAGGAGCAGGAGGTGCTTTGCTGCCTGGCGACGGGCGTCAGCCTCAGACACGACCACCCAAGACTCTATTAAGGCGTGCCTGACGAATTTCGGAGGCTTTGGTGCCGTCCTCTATGGTGTCGGCCATGACACGCATGAGGTGGTCGAAGATGGCTAGGCGGCGGTTCTCCGGCGAAACAGTGGACAGGTCCACTTGGGACATGGCCTTGCCGAACTCTTGCAGGGTCAGGCTGCTGGGCAGCGCCTCTGCTTGCTTATTCTTAATCATCTACTGGCTCCGCTTGTATGTCGATGACCTCTATTCCGGCGGCAATGCGCTCTAGCTCGTCGCGGGAAAGGTCCACGAGGCTCTTTTGAGAGTGTTCATGCTGGACGTATGAGGCGTTGAGGTCGGGAACGACTTTGTTGAGCAGGGTCGCGAACACACGAGCCTGCGTGGGCGACCACTCCACCTCTCCTGAGACGACCTGATTGGCCAGAGTGATGTGGTTCTGGACGTAGTTGGCTATCGCGCCGCGTATGAGGGCGCTGTCTCCGGGCGTCAGGCGGTGCTTTTCGGCTAGGGCCACGGCTTTTGACATAGCTTTGAAGGCTTCCTTTTGGCTTTTGAGCTGCGTTGCCCGCTTCTTGCACTCTACTGAGCAATTGTTGAGGCGGTCGTCCCAGGCTTTCGGGGCTGTGAAGTAGACGCCGCAAGAGGCGCACTTCTTGCGGACGCGACCTGGCTTTGGCGGGTCGTCTGGCTCGCGCATCCCCTCCTTCTTTATCCACGCACGCGGGAGCTTGTTCTTCGGGGGCATCGGACGTTTCAAAATTTACTCCGCTTAGTAGAGGGGTAGGGGAGGTGACATTCCAACGCGCGACGTCGGCGGCGGGGCACCCCCCGCCCCCCTGTGCGCACAACACGCACCTGTC